TAGTTCCTTTCTGTCATTATAATGTCAGAAAATAAAACCCTACCACTAGGGTAGGGCGTGAGAAGGGTCAGTCGAGGGCACCAATCAGCCAGTCACCAAGCTTGGTGATCCACTTGGGCTCTGCTACGTCACTGAGAGGGAGGCGGGCTCGAAGGCGCTCGATTGCGGCCACGGATTTCTCCGCGAACCAGTAAGCGCCTTTAAGCACCCAGAACACAGTGGTAGGGAGTGCCAAGACGAGGAGCACCAGGACGCTGAGGACGCTGGTAGTGAGCTTTTTCATTTCGATTTCCTTTCTGTCATTATACCGCCTGACAAAAAAAAACCTAGCGCTTGGCTAGGTTGAGAGGGTCAACGTTCGATGAACAACGTCCCCATCTCACACTGGTCTTGCGCTGACCAGGCCTCATAGCCGAAAAAGGCTCCGAAACCGACAGCGACAAGCGCGAGAACGAGGATGAAGAATGTAGTCATTATAGTTCCTTTCTGTCATTATAATGTCAGAAAATAAAACCCTACCACTAGGGTAGGGCGAGCGAAAGTTAGCTGCTCTTCAATTTCTGCCAGACTTCCAGCAGGTACTCGACGAAGCCGTCGTTCTCAATGGTGTAGACACGCCCATCTGGGAAAACAGTTGCCAGGTCGCCTTCGATTTCAGCGAAGCGATCGGCTGCCGTTGCAGTATAGGGCGGCTCATCCTTATCGAGAAGGACATCGACCTCGGCGAGTCGATTCATGAAGTCATCGTAGGTTTGTTTGTCAAGCAACATAATACATTCCTTTCTGTCATTATGCCGCCTGACAAAAAAAAACCTAGCACTTGGCTAGGTTGAGTGTCACTAGTGAGGCAGGCCTTGGATGGCCCAGAGCCCTACGCCAGCGCGGATGTAGGTGCGGAGAAACCGCCCACCGAGGGCTCGTCGGTCATGGTCGTTCAGAGCAGGCCACAGGAAGTGTAGCTGGATCAGTGAGTAGTTCACAGAAGCTACAGCGTTTATGGCCTTGTTTAGTGTCCACGACGAGAACCAAGCCTCGATGCGGGAAAGGTTTTCATCCAGCACCGACGCCGCGATAGCGCGTGCGGGGGTCCATTCAGCAAGCACAATAGTTCCTTTCTGTCACTATATGCCTTGCGAATACGAATTACTGCCTGTGTATCGGCAGCTCGCTCACCTCATCCGCTATCTTTTTCGCCAGACCGTTGCCGCCTAGCGCCAAATATGGCATGTACAGGTATTCCATGAAGCCCTTGTACTCGTCCTTGGTCAGCCAGCCGCGGTCGATATACCCCATGCCAACGTGTGATATGCGGTCGTACGCAAGCCCGAGAAGAAGGTTCGTGCGCGCGTCCTTCTCAGTGTCCTTCTTGGTCACGTAGCCCCAGAAACCCGCCGAAGCAGCTAGGGCACAGACTAGCGCTGTTACCACCTGTGTGACCCCTGCAATGATTGGTCCAAAAACTTCGTCCATGTTACGGCATTCCAATCAAGAAGTACGGCCGTACATAGACGGTGGTGTTGTTCACATACCAAGCATCGGGCATGCCGGACTTCGTAACGCCGCAGGCCACGGTGTTGGACTTGAGATTCCGCGTCCAGTAGGGCTGGTCGCACAACCGCTTCCAAGGAGCCAGACGGAACAGGTCAAACTGGTTCTCATTGAAGCCCGCCTCGTGAGGGCTCGACTGACCGTTCCAAGAACGACCGAAGATCTGAGTCTCGGTGGGGAGCCCGAAGTACTGAACGACGAACTCGCTCGATGTGACGTTGGCACCCGTAAGCCCTGAGGACCAACGCTCCGAGATCGCCGGGACATACGCGTCAAACCCGCTGGCGCTCCAGGCGGGCATGGCATTTGTCCAATCGGTTTTCGTAAAGAGCCCCAATCGAGAGTTCTTGTACCCACCGGAAACATTGTCGTTTTCGCTGTACTGCGATTTGAATGCTGCCTTATCGGGCATGACCGCGACGTGGTGAAAGTCAGCGAGGGAGCAGTCAGTCCCAACGACGACATATTTGAGATCGCCCAGTTGCCAGTAGGATCCAACCCCCACAGTGGCAAACGACCCCGAGTGGATATCGTTGTACTGAGCCGTGGTGATCCGTGAGCCAAGGGAATCGTTACGGAGTCCGCCCTTCGCCTGTGTTTTCTCGAGCACCTCTACGCGCGGTACCAGAGCCGCAGCTTTGGCGGCGTTCTGCTCAGCAGTTGTCAGTCTCGTTTCGTATTTCTGCGACTGCGCCAGAGCCGTTTGCGCCTTTGCGGCCACACCTTCGGCGGTCGAGCGAGCAGACGCGGCGTCCGTAGCGGCCTGTTGACTATTCGCCAGCGCGGTTTTCGACTGGCTCTCAGCGGCTGTAGCCTTGGCCAGGGCAGTAGAGATGGAACCAGCATTGGGGGCTTTGCCCAGTGCCGCTTCGGCTTCCGAGAGCCAGGTGGTGAACTTGGCTTTGGCCTCGCCAACAGCCTTGAGGTCTTCGTCTACCTTCTTGATCGTGTCTTCGGTCTTCGTCTGCAAAGCTGAAATCATGGTATTGAGCTGCCCAATTACCGCATCCACCGAGATACTCTGAAGCGGCGCGGTAATGAACGGAGCATCCGTAGTGCCAACAGCTTGCTCGATGTGCGCGGGCTCAACCGTGGTCGCATTGGGCGGACGACGAATATATGCGATAGGCATGTCTTTCATCATCGCGTGGTTCGTCATCGCGGGCTTTTTAGGGCTGGCGGAGGCTACGCCCTGCACGTATGCCACGCCATTGGCCCTCGAACTCTTGTCGAAGCGGAGCACGACAGCGTCGATCCTGGAAAGAGTCGCAGATGTGTTGGACGCGGAGTTCATGTCGTGGTCGCCCGAGTTGTCGACCCAGGTCCCTCGGCACCAAGCGCGGCCCGACCGGACTCGAATCTTGGCGCCACCGACAGCATCTACCCGAAAAGCCTCGCCGACAGCGTGGAATATACCGTCGGTGATGATGCCGTTGAACAGCGCTCCGAACTGCTCCGCAGAATATGTTCGGTCGCCAGATACGGCGTTGAAGAAGCCACTTGTAACGGCCATCGTTCTCCTTATGTCCTAGGCATGGGCTCGAGGCGCGGGTAACCGCGGTACCCCTCGCCGGCAGTCCATGAATGCGTGTATTCCAGCACGCGGCAGCGCTGGATTTTGTCTTTTGTACCTAGCATTACCCAGTCGCCCAAGTAGTAATGCCCTGTTTCGCCGTAGATCCACGGGGACTGATTGGGCGCTTCGCCCTCGATCTGATCATAGAGCTTGTGGTCGTAAATATAGCTAAGTCCATAAGGGGTGAGTACCTTCTGCTGTTCGTATGTGGCCATGCCGGCTTTGGTCCACGTGATCGAAGGTTGTGTGATACCTTCACGACGACCTATACCTGAAGGTGCTCCATTATCCACCTCGAACCAGACCGTTGCATTCGCATCATCGTGTGCGCCTCGGAGGAACACATAAGCGATGTTCTTATGCGAAAGTAGGTCCTTCTCGTAGACCATGTTGATCAGAGACTTGGTAGTGTCTGTGAAGACCACAGGGTTAGCAGACCCTGAAGCACCGGTCAAATCGCGAGTACGGTAGAAGTTGATTGCGATCTGCTCGTCTTGATGCAGACGCGTGCGCAGACCATTCTTGTGCAATTTAGCCATGTAGATGGCGAAATCGTGTAACGTTTTACCGTCTGGGTCATAATCAACGTACGCGCCCATATGGTCCGGCGAGTCCAGCAGGAACTGAGGTATCTGGCGAGCAGCCTGAGCATCTTTCCCAAGCGACCAGTCCCATGCGTACTGGAATAGCTCGTGAGCGGGCACGCCGTAAGGTAGGATCAGCCCTCTCAGAACTCTGTTGGCCAATATCACTTCCGCAGTACGTCCAGTCAGAACGATATATGGGTCGCTGCGGGTGCCCTCATACCGAACCTTCTCCACGTACATAGTCTCAGTCGACACGGGGACTCGCAGGAACTTCCCGAGGAAGTCGTTCGCCGAGCTCAGGGCTTCGTACACCCCGCCCCATAGCTTCAATTCAAACTGGCCCGGGTCCTGATACCGTTCGGTCCAGATGAACGATGACCACTGTGCCTTGGTGATGGCGCCGACAGGGTTTAGTTTCTCGTCCAGGACGCGGATGAAATCTATGTCCCTCTGCATTACACCCCCATGAACAACGGCGAGTACATCAAATCAACGTTACTAAAGCTGGTGTTTGCATTACCATACGTGGTGAATATTTCAATAGGGTTTGCTCCGGGATAGAGCGTGGGCCAGACAGACCCGAACTCTACCATGCCCGTGGTAAGGACGCGCTGGCCATTCTGACGCCATACGGCAGCATATAGATTGTCCTCGCGGGCATCGATCTCGAGCGTGTCGCCAACGCCTGGAGTGTAGCCCATGACACGCTTGTAGATGTTGAAGTCCATCTTCCAAGTCTCGCCACGCGCGTGGTTTGTGACGAAAAGAGTGCCGGGGTTGTCCGCGAGAACGAACCTCATCAGCGCCCCAGTCGGAGCATCGCCCGAGTAATCGATCGTCACGACACCCGTCTTGGTCAGATTGCCGAACATCTTGTCGGGCGGAGTGGAGATCGGGAACGTGAACGACGCGCTTGCTTGGCGGAATTCGACGCCCGCAGTGGAATACCCCTCTATTTGACGGAAATATGGCCTAGGGCAAACCATGCTGATCTGTACGGTCTGTTGCGGCGTGAATATCCCTGGGTTTAGAGTTTCCACGTATCCGTCAATCGTGTAGGTGCGCTTCTCGGTACGGATATCCAGCCGAATACGCTGTTTAACCGGGAACGCGCGATAGAGCAGTCGCCGTTTCTCCTGCGGGTTCGCCCCGGGCAGTATGAAGTCGATCGTGATGTTGCGCTGTCCCACCTGGATCCCGGTCGGGAACGACCCATCGACGTTGTACACGGACTCCATATGGAGAGAGGCCGCGGCGGGCCCGAGACCATCGATCTGACTGATGACGATCCCGGACTCGTCCGCGCCTTCCAGATTGAACGGGTACGTATCAGAGCCTGGGGGGTACGAAACGATCCCTGTAATCATAGTCTTGCCTCTTCGAGCTGACGCAGCTGGTTGCGTGTCTGACGATAGATCGTCATGGCGTCCAGCGTTTCTGGCGAGTGGTTGTTCTGTGTGAACTCGACATTGGTCGTGTTCGTAACGTTCTGCACAACGGGCTCGTGGCTCTGCTGCCGATTTGCTGGGTTGGCCTGTACTGCTCCCGCAGAGAGACGCATGTCGGCTGGCCCGAACAAGCGGTTCAGACTCTCAGCGGACGCACGAGCCTCATCGAGGTTGACCACAGGCGTGACCATCGGCCGCAACTCCAGGTCCATGTCCTCGGGGTCCAGGTCCTTGAAGACGTCTTCGACCGCATCGACCAGCGCCTGCGCCACGCCATCAGTTGCCCGAATGGCGTTATCGCCGCCGTCTTGAACGCCTAGGCTCAGACCCTCCATCATATAGCCGCCAATTTGACGGAACACGCGAGAGGGCGACCGAATGCCCAGGATCTTCTTGACGCCGTCGACGATGCCCTTGAAGAAGTTGCTCACCATTTCGGTGAACCACTTGACCGCGGCCTTGATGCCGTTCCAAATACCCTCAACGATGGCTTTACCAATGTTGATCAGGAACTCGCCGACGTTCTTGACTGCGCCCGCGATAGCATCCCATAGAGCTCGGATGATGGCGCCGCCAAGACGAGACATTGCGGCGAGGAGATTCTGATGGTTGTTGTCGATCGCATCGGCCATCCCATTGCAGAGGTCAATCATGGCCTTCATGCCAGCATCGACGATCTTTGGAATGCCCTCGCCAATCCCCCGAACGAACTCCGCGATGATCTCAGCCGTTGTGACTGTGATCTCCCGGATGTTGTCGCGGATGCCGCGCAGCAGAGCCATGATCAGCTTGATGCCCGCATCAACAATCTTCGGCGCGCAGTCAGCGAGAACCTGACAGGCCGCCGTGACCAGAGCGATTAGGAGCTCGGCCACTTTGGGCGTGGCGTCAATGAGTACCTGAAGGATGGCCACAACGATCGCCGAGAAACCCTCAGAGATCGGGCCCGCGTTCTCCGCTAGAACCTGAAGAAACGCAACGAATGCTTCGGCGAGCTTGGTCGCCAGGTATGGCAGGGTCGAAATCAGCGAGAGTACTGCCGATGTCAGAACCTGAATACCCGCGGCACCTGCACCAGCAAGCGTAGCGAGTCCAACGCCAAGGGCCAAGACGCCGACACCGAACAATGCCGCGGCCGCTGCGAAGGTCAGAAGCGCCAAGGCGAGAGCTTGCAGTGGGGGTATTGCACCACTGACAAGCATCGCCGTGCCCGCAAGCGCGAGCAGGGCAACCACTATAGCGCCAACACCGACCGCCACCGGTACAAGGCCAGCGGCGCCCAACAGAAGGATCGGAGGGACCAACAGACCGATGGCCACGGCCATAAGTATCATGGCAGCAGCCGTCTTCGGGCTCACAGCGGTCTTGAACTTGCTCATGAGCATCATCGCGCCGACGAGACCTGCGATGGCAATGACCAGTGCGCCAAGACCCTTAGCAAGGTCCCAAATGTCCATCTTGCCCATGTGCTCGACAGCCATCGCAACGATACCGATGGCTACACCGAACATGAGCAACCCCGCTCCAGCGGGGAGCGCTTCCTCGTCAAGTCGCGACATTAGTGCTACGACCACAAAGAGGAGGCCGGCCAATGACGCGAGCCCCTGCTGAAGCACGCCGATGTCCATCTTGCCGAACCGCTCGACGACTCCTGCCAGGCGTTCCATCGACACGGCCATACCGACAAGGCCAAGACCGCTCGACGCGTTGAACGAGGCCTCCTTGGTGAGTGCCATGAAGCCGCCCATGGCGGCAAGGATCGCGGAGATGGCGAGGACGCCCTGAACCGCCTGTCCGAGCGGGAGACGACCGACTTTCTCGATGGCGAACGCCATTACGAGGAGCGCTGCGGCCATCCCCAGGAGCTGCTTGGACGTGTCGTTCTTCAGATTACCAAAGTCCGCCGTGTCCAGGAAGCCGACCATCACGGACAAGACAACAGCGAACGCGCCAAGACCTTTGACAAGATCCTGCCAGCGAAGAGTTCCCATCATTTTGACCGCTTGGGACATAAGGATGAGCGCACCGCCCAGGACAATCAGCCCTAGAGCAGTCTTCGCGAGCTTCTCGTTAGCCGGCATGTCATTGACCGTCTTGACCATGCCCCAAAGAACGGACCGGATCGCGAAGAGCCCCTTGGCGAGGTTCCACGGGTCCATTTCGCCCAGCTTCTGAACCGCTCGGGTGAGGAGCAGTATTGCCGCGCCGAGTAGGATGAGACCTCCGGCGAGTTTGACGAATTCTCCGCCCTTGAGGCCGTCCAGGTTTGCCATCACAAACAGCATCCCTGCGACCTCCGAAAGGAGGACGGTCAGTGCGCCAAGGCCCACAGCGAGTTTGACAGGATCAACCTTCGACAAGCCCCACACAGCCAGTGCGAGGACGCCAACTGCCAGGGCGATCGAGAGGAGTGCCTTGGCTTTGACAGCGCCGGTGAGGGCTTTCAGATGGTCTCGAACCGCGTCGATGACCTTGCCGAACTTCTCAACGGCGTCATTCATCGACTTGAGATTTTTGTTGACCTTCTTGGCAACTCCAGCGAGACGCTGCACAAGGACAAAGAGGCCCGCGCCGATACCGGCACCGAGGGTGAGGTTCGTGCCAGCGAGAAGCTGGTTGTACTGTTCGCCCCCGGTGTCCACACCCTGCTTCACCTGAGCAGTCTTGAACTTCTTGTACTCTCGTGCGGCGTCCTCCCACGCTTGGCGGACTCTGCGAGAGAACTCCTCCGCAGCGCGTGCGACCGACTCAAACCAGTTCTTGAGCGTCTCGAAGCCCGCCATACCACCGGCGGCAGTTACGGCTCCGATTTTTCCGAGCTCAGCGTTAGTCGCATCTGCCGCTTCCTTGGCCCGGGGGACCAAATATGCTTTCAGCTCTTCAAGCTTCGCCTGGGTCAGCTTTACGAACTCGCCAAGCCCGCGCCATGCGTCGGTTCCGAACTTTGCTATGGCCTGGCCAGCCTGAATGAAATATGGCGTGGCAACGCCGACAAGCCAGTGAACCCAATCCCCGAACTTCTGAACCTGCTTGAGGAAGAAGTCGGATTCCTTGGCAGAGTTGTGAAGGTTCGTGACCCAATCGGCAAGTCCGGCGACGAACTCGAGGATCGTGCCGTTACCACGGGGGAGCAATGAGAACAGCTCATTGAAGAGCGCCCCAAAACCCTTGGCGACGGCTACGACAGCCTGAGTGACCAGACCAAAGACCGAGAACAATCCCTGAAATATGCGTTTGAGTTTCTCGGCGTTGGGCTCGGATAGTATGAGTCCCTGCGTGAGGCGCTCCAGGCCGTGCGAGATAGCAGCGAGGGTTGTCGCCATTGTTGGCGGGAAGACTGCATGCCAAGCAGCGCGGATCGGGCCCAGGATGCGGCCGATGCCGACCAATACGTTCTTCAGGGCATTGACAATGGCGGTGCGCCCGCCAAGGTCCTTCCACTGCTGCCACATTTGGTTTCGAGCATCGGCGGACTCACCGATGACCTTGCCCAATGTATCGGAGAGCCACGTGAAGAGCTCCTTGGCTTCTTCGAAGTCACCAAATATGATACGCCAGGTTTGCGCCCATCCCGTGCCCTGCGCCTCGGCAAGTGTCTCCATGAGCTGGGTCGCAGTTTTGACCTCGGTTGCAGCCTTGAAGGCGGTTTGACCTAGCTTCTCATAGTAGGTCGCCTGTTCCTCGGTGTATCCCTTGGCGAGGAGATCGGCCTTGGACAACGACCCCGTCATGACCTCGAGGGCCTGGGTGAAGACGTCCGCCGTAAGCCAGCCGCCCTTGAGCGACTCGCGGAACGTCTTGTTCTTGAACATCGACTTCGACTTCTTGTCGAGCTTGTCGATGACACCCATCGCTTGCGCCGTGTCTTTGGCGAGTTCCTGGAACTGCTTGCCGCCCATGCCGGACTGCTCTAGGGAGATCCAGTCCTGCAAGCTGACACGTCCCGCAGCCATGGCCTGCGACATCTGGTACATCGCGGCCGAGGCCTTCTGGCTGTTGGTACCCGTCAGGGCCGCAAGGTTCGCCAAGCCCTTGATCGACTTCACCGCAGGTTCGAGTTTCACACCGGCCGCGGTGAACGTGCCGATGTTATGGGTCATCTCGGTGAAGTTGTAGATCGTCTTGTCGGCGTAATCGTTCAGCTCGTCGAGGTACTTGTTGACGATGCTGACGTTGGTGCCTTCTTTGATCGTATTGGCCAGAATGGTCTGGACGGCATTGATCTGAGTCTCGTACTCACGAAGCCCACCCATCGGAGCTTGGAAGACGAGGTTCTTCGTCCACTGAAGGGCGGAGTCAACGACCTTGCTGGTAATGTTTGCCAGGGCCGTGATCGCTGCGACTTCGAAGGCTTTGAACCCAGTGCGGGCCTTCTCCACTCCTTCAAGAAGTGGTTCCATTTTGACGTTTTTGGCAGCGTCCGAGACCGCGCCGAGTGAGGCCGCCGCCTTGTCAAAGTTGAGAGCGTCATTGAAGCTCTTCAGTGAGGCCTGGGTTTGTTTGATACCCTGCTCAAACTGTTTGTTGTCGAACTTCATTGAGACGATGCGCTCGTCAAGTTTACTCATGGGGCGTTAGTCACCACCTTCCACACATCATCTGCGATCTTGTCCATGATCGGCTGGATTGCCCTAGGTATGTACGACCGTCCTCGAACCCAACCGCCGGTGCCGGTGGCGTGACCATACTCGAGAATGATCGCGATCGGAACACCCTTTTGGCGGTTGGTGTTTGTCCAGGAAATCCCCCAAACGCCGTTCTTCTGCTCAATCTTGTACCCCCAGGCCGCAGCAGTTGCGCCTGACTGTTTTGGGGTGGCCGCCGCAAGTGCTTGGACGCCGGCTTGACCGAAGGCTTCCAACCGCGAACGGATGTCGGGCTTCAGAATCTTCGCCAGGAACTGTTGCGTTCTTGAGAAATCCCCGCTATGACTTACGCTGAGCACGAAGTCGCTCCTCGGTTTCGGCGCGGCGCTTTTCGTTGACGCTGCGATACCGGTTCAACGTCTCCATGCGAGACTCTTTTTGTTTCTTCGGATTCTGCTGGATCCCGCACACACGTATCAGCGTCGTCAGCCGGTTGAGATTCCAATGCTGGCACTCGAACGGTATACGATAGGCGACCATCCAGCCGTAGATTTCCTCAGATGTGATCGCTTTTGTCGGGGACGATTCGCCGCCTTTGAAAGTGGTTGCTGTATGCGGGTCGTCAATGTATTCAGTTATCGCCTGAAGGTTTTCCTGAGTTAGGCGGGACAAAGTCTCGTCAGAGAGAGACCCTCCTGCCATACAACGGAGGTAGTCTTTTACCATCTCTGGGGTGCGCTTCTCCAGAGTTAGGAAAGGTTGCTTCCATTTTGACTCCCAGTCAGCTAGTGCCGCCAACGAATGCTCGAGCCGCAGCACCGTAGGTTCAGTCGTTTGGAACTCGCCGGCGGTTTCGTCATAGTAGTCACCGCCTGGAACTACAAGCTCAAGCATTCGTTAACGGTCCTCTCTTACTGGACGAGCAGCTTAATCTCATCAGGGGTCAGCAGCTTCGGCGCAACGCCATCGGTGCCGCCCTGAGTCGTCGGGTCCTTTCCGTAAAGCGCCTCACGCACCTTCTTCATCTTCTCATCTCCGACTCGGGACGACCGGATGATAAGATGCGCAGTCGGCGCGTGGCCGGCGACATTGGTCTGCTCGGTGGCGAACTCCCACGAAAGCGTGGTGGGCTCAGGCGACTCGTTCAGGGTCTCGTTGTCGGCGGAGGACGGCGCGGCCTTGCAGCCGTACGCGATGTGAATCTCCTCGCCGAAATCAAATCCCTTAACGTCGTTGCCGACCTTGGTCCGCCAACAGAGAGCGAACTTGCGTCGAGTCTGCTGGGTAATAGCGACGCCCGGAGCCAGCTCCGCTTCGCCGTCGCAGACGTCGAACTCGGGCGGCGACTGGAACGCCTCGATGGTGCCCTTGAACTTCTCGGGAGAAGTGACCACAGCATAGACGCGGTTGTCCGCGTACTTCTCGGTCGCTTCGGCGCCTTCAGGCGACTGGCTGACCTTGGTCAGGCCATTCCAGGCGACGCCCTCGCCATACGCTCCCTGATCATTCATTACGAACAGAACTCCACGGTCCGCGCCACCCTTGTAGAAGCGCTCGCCGTCCTTGTCCCACACCAGTGCAGCTTTGGCCACAGTGGCTCCTTTCGTTAGCCGCTGTAAACGTACAGAACGTCATGATAGACGTTGTTCACAGCGTAATGTCGGTTGTACGTGGCCCACGGGAGTGACAGGACGTGGTCGGTCGCTTCGAAATCTGGATCGGTGTAGAGAACCACAACCTGATACCGGTCGAATGACTTGTACACTCTATCGTTAGCCCGCAAAAGCTCACGGTCAGTCTTACTGTAGATGATACACGGGTACTCGAGCTTCACGGAGGGCGGGGGTTGGTAATACACCCGCTTACTCCCCAGAGCCAGCTCGAGCTGCTTATGGAGCTTCTGGCGCTGGCCCATTGTAAACCTTTCCCACGGTAAGTACGAGGCGGGGGCGACGGGCCTCGATGTAGTTGACACGCCAACGCGCGCCGCCCCACACAACGTAGCGGATGTTGACAAAGTTCTTGAACGCATATGCGTCCATCACGATCGAGAACTCATGCGACATGACCAGATCGTCGTTCAAGTTCTCTGTCGTTTCCCAGCGACGGGCAACGCGGTTCACATCGCCCCGGGCTTTACGCTCGACGATCTTTTCCGCGAAGACCCCGTCGCCTTTGTCAACGTACTCGGCGTACCCTATGTTGCCAATGAATCGTGCCATTTTGACGTCAGGCGCGCTTGCGCTCCAGGACGACGGCAGACTTCGGAGTGGTCAGAGCCCCAGACATAAAGAGCTCGTACAGGTACTTCATCTGGTTGAAGTCGATGTCGAAGAAGTCGAAGTACGAGATCTCGCCACCGGAATCATTGCCCACGGTGTAGTCTCCGAGATTGACGACGATGCCGATGAGGTCCACTTCATTAGCACCGACGGTGCGCTTGGCCCCGTCGAACAGCGGAACCTCGACGATGCGCCCAACACGCATGCGACGGGCGAGAACGTCGTCCGTCGGGAACATGTACGCGCCGTTCTTGTCCTTGATGAGCTGGAGGTCGACCATCGTCTCTGGCGAGACGAACAGGGTCGGAGAGCCCTTCCCTCGGTAGTCGGTCATAGCGCGGGTGACGCTCTCGACCAGGTCGATACCCTCGACCGTCTTGTCCAGGGTCTTGTGGATCGAGTACAGCTCATCGTCGGTCCAGATCGGGCGAAGCTTCTCCGGGTCGATCTTGTCAGCGTGGCTGGAAGCGCGACCGTCGCCGATCAGGATGGCACGAGCGAACTCCTCGTCCAGCATGATACGCATTTCCTGCTTGACGAAATCGATAACGCGAAGGTTGGTGGCCTCGATGATGTCCTGGCGGTCGAACTTCTGCTTCTTGTAGATCCAGGTCGGGTAGGTCTCTCGCTTCAGCAGCTTGAAGACCTCTTCGATCTTCTTGGCGCCCTTGGTGTAACCCTTCGCTCGGGCCTCGTCAGCCGTGATGTCGGCATGCAGGCTCTTGACGCGGCCGTGCGGGAACCGGCGGACACCGCCCAGGACATCGCTCACCCATTCAGTGCGACGCTTGATGAAGTCTGGCGTATCAGAGACAGCCGTGGCCTCGGGGAAGAGGTACTCGATCTTGTCGATGCCGTACTGGGCAGCGTGCTGAAGAACGGTCGTGCTGAACTTACCGCCGTTCTCAAGGGCAGCCTTGCACATGGCGTTGATCTGCTCGCCAGTCATGGTGTGCTTGAGCTCGTTGGAGGGGGCATTCCCCTGGAAGACGTTGTGAGTCAACTCGGTGTCCTTCGTGTCAGAGTGTTTGATGTCTTCGGTGGGCGAGTCGCTATGCTCAGCGTCCTCTGCGGGCGGTTTGTCCTCGCCCTCTTCATCGTCGAACTTGCCTTCGGCAGCCTGTTCCACGAGCCAGGCCACGACGTTCTTCTGCTCGTCAGTCATGGTGTCGAGAACGTCTGCGACCGTCTTTTCGTCGCTGGAATCCTCAGCTTCGGTCTCGTCGGCGTGCTGAATCTGAGCGCCAAACGACATAAGCGCTTCTCCTTCCAGTTCTTCGCTCATACCATCGGAGTGAGTGAGGTATACTTCATCGATGCGCGCCTCGGGGTTTGCACCGACCAGCACGAGAGAGACCTCAACGAGGTCGCCGTGCATCACGGTCGTACCCTGCTGCTTCAAGTCCTTGGCGTAGATCGACAGGGAATTCAAGTCACCGTGCTTGACCAACTCACGAGCGGTATCCGCAGCGGGCGTGTTGTTGAATGCGCAAAGGGCATAGACGCCATCATCGCGATGCTGGAGCTGCGCGCGACCAAGAATGTTCTCCATAGCCTTGCCGCGGTGCTCCCACACCAATGGCAGAGTCGCGCCGTCCTGGTGTTTGAACGCGCCCGGCGCAATAGTTCGACCATCCGAGCACAGGACATTGGCCCGGGTGGCGTATCCAGAAAAGTCTGGTTTCATTTTGACCTTTCGTTACGGGACGTCCACTGGGGGCGTCGTGTCTTCGACCGGCAAGTTGGGGTTACGCAGCTTGTCTGCATCCGGATCGGGAGCGGGAGGTAGACCGAGAACTGGCCGGAACTCATTCGCCGTGACGATCTGGTTTCTGATCAGTTTATCCGCGAGCTCCGCGAGTTCCGAAACAGGCACCAACGCAAACGGGTCGCTGAACGTAGCCAAATCATGCCCCAGCCCTCTGGCAGTCTTCGTCAAGAACTTGCGACGAAGTTCTTCGACCACGGCCTCGACCAGCGGCTTGATCGTACGCTGGCGATAGTTCATCATCGCCGTCTCGTCAGCGGTTCCCGCGAGAACCTCTTCGGTCACGCCGAGCTCGGCGTGAAGTCGCTTGGTCAGATACTCGATCTGCGTCAGAAGCGTATTCTCAACTGGCCGGTTGAGCTGCGTAATCTTCTCCGTCGCATCCGCGTAGGCGATGCCGTATTTGGAGCCCGTCAGCTGTTCGGTGATCTCCGACAGACGCTGTTTGGCCTGGGCCTTACGGGCGTCCGTTCGAACGACGTACGGAAGCTGGAAGATCAGATCCAACTTGTTCGCTGCGGCCGCCTCGTCGGCGCTGTCCAAAAGGGCGAGTTTACGAGAGAGCCTCTGGAAAGTTGAGTTCGGCGCATTGAGGATTGCATATAGCGGAGACTCCACAATGCCGACCAGCTTCTTCGGGAGATCGATTTCGTCAAGCTCACCCTTTTCAGGATTGAAGAGTTTCACCCGAACATACTCAGGGAACCACTCAATCACTTCGCCAACGCGAATCGTTTTGATGTCATATGAATCCGATTTTGACGGATCGAGACTGGTGTCGACGGGGACGATCGCGCAGACCCCCTTGTTCAAGAGCGTCTGAAAGATGTCCATTCGAAGCGCCTGAGCGCTCTGGTCAAGGTTTCCCTCGACGTTCAGACAATTGTGCAGACCGTCAGCTACGATCTCATCAACCTGGCCTTTTGTGTTCTTCTTCACATGTCGGATGCGCACGTCGGCGCAGTCCATAGCGATTCGCGTCTTGACCGCAGCCAGAACACTCAGCTCAGAGCTTATGTACGTGTGCGGAATCTGCGTTCGACCGTACCGCCCAAAAGAGCGGGGGTCTTCAATACGCGGTCGTCGGAAGGCGTTCCACGCGTGGCGAAGTCGTTCGCCAAAAGACGCCATTGCGCCTCCTTTTTCTACTCGAATGCGTCGCGGTGCAGCTTGAACGCGACAAACGCGTCCATCAGTGCAGCCACAGCGTCAACTTTATCCTCGGCCCGCTTCTTCATGAGTTTCCGGTTGCCATTCGTGTCTTCCATCGTAATAGCATTACCAAGACAGAACGACATCAGGGCCTCATCAAAGAGAAGCTGGCGGCGCGAGGCAAACGTCTTGAGCTCACCCAATGGGACAGACTCGGTCCGGGCGCCCTGTGGAACTTTCTCAACGCCGTACGGCCCGTTCTCAATCTCCCAGCGCCCTATGAATTCTTTCGCGTTGTACGGGTCGTAACCGACTGCACGAACGTCATAAGAGTTCTCTTCAATGAAGCGCTCCAGATCGTCATATACCGCTCGATCCACTTCCAGCATCGTGCCGGGGAGAACCACGAGAGAACCCTCATCAAGGAACTCCTGATACTTGAGCCTGAGGGCTGCGTGCAACTTGTCAAGGGTCACCTCTGTTATGTAAGAGCGAGTTTTGACGCCGAAGCCGCCCCCGGGCAGCGGGAAGAGGAACGTGAACGAACAGAAGTCGTCGCCTCGGGAGAGGTCGGCGCCCATTGCACACGGCATCTTCCAGAAGTTCTTCGGCGAGTGCGGCTGTACTTCCTCATATGTGAAGAAGTACGTGAACCCTTCGAGCGGAAGCCCGAACCTTTTGGCCAGAATATCGTTGCGGACCGACGGGACCTGTTCCGCTCGCTCAACATCACGCTGATAGGCGTCATATGAGACAGTAATACCGATGTTGGGTTGCGCCTTGACCCACATGCGGGGGTCCGCGACCTCTTCGACGTTGTCCAGCTTGTAATGCCAGATCGAGACATGCGGGGCGGTCATCTCGCCACGGAGGATCTTGGCCAGCTCCATCTTCTGCGCATCGCCGGCGCCGTTTCGCACTGTACCCTCGGACGAAATCGCGATGATGCTGTACTCTTCGTGCTTCGACGCACCTTGTTCAAGGGCGCCAATCACATTCTCACGAACGTCGCCAGAGAGCCATTCGTCAACTGTATTATATTTTGACCTAAGACTCTGGAGACGGTCGATCGACATCGGACGAATCTCGATCAGAGAGTTCGTCAAGAAGTTCTGCACCCCCATCTTGGTTGGGGCGAGCTTCTGGCGCTGTGCGGGGTCGCCTGAGGTGTTCTTGTTTGACCCGTGGGTCAACATCTTGAACAGCGGGCCACGAGCACGTGTGATGGCAGTGCGAATCGGTGACAAAACCTCATCGGCTTGGCGCATGGTCGGCGCGGTCACGATCTGGTGGGTCGTGCTCGTGTCGACATTGAGCCAGTAGGCCTGCCAGGTTGAGGCGTACATGGACTTGGCGCCGCCACGGGCGACAATGATGTACTGCTTCTTGGTCAGGCGAACCTTCTTGCGCCGCCGCTCGTAGTGGCCGCCGAGGCCATCCGGGTTGGCGACAAAGACGGTGCGCTCGGTGAAGTAATACCAGCCCCACAGCTGTTCGGCCCATAGCTTGAACGTGTCAAGCAGGTGCAAATCAGCGCCATCAGTTGTGGTGAGCTCTGCCTCGCAGTACTTGACGTACCCGTCGATGGCGGAGTCGTCGAAGTACATGTTTGGGTCGGCGATAAGGGCGTCTATTCGGTTCATCTCCTGCGAAATCTCTTCGCATACGGGTATCTCCCCTCGGATTACCTTCTCGCGGAACTGCCCGTAGTAGTACGGCGTCGCCGTGTTTGACAACGCCATGGCCTACCTCTTTCGCGGCTTGACAATCCGGCCATTCTCGTCGATGACGCTTCCACGCTCAAACATGTGATCGCCATACTGGTCGTAGATTTTGTTATTCGTGTCGCGAGTTGTAGCCGTCGGCCCGTCCCATGTACGCTTGAACTCAGACGCCATGTTGTTCCAGCGGCGCTTGAACCAACTACCTCCCCCGCCCGACGGTGAGCTGGGGCCGGATGGCTTGGGGAGGTTTGGGCTTGGTTTTGGGCCGCTGGGGTTGGGTCCGCCACCCCCTTTGCTCTTACCCGCTTGGGCGTTCCGCATAGCCATGTCCAAGTAGCTGCGCGCCTGCTTCGAAATGAGTCCAGCAGCGACACCGGCGGCTTCTGCACTTAGTTTGTCGCCGATGCGACTCAGAAACTTCTGAAAGCCAGTGCGTGTCAGCTTGGCGTATTCGGCATCCATTTTGATGCGCTCGATGGTGGCCTTGAGTTGTTTGTCCGAGATTGCAGCTGTCTGCTTACCACGAATCAGGCCTGACGTTGGCGACTCTTTCGGCTTGGCGCCGTTTTTGTCAATGACGAGTTCGTTTTTTGGTTTCTGAGGCTTGTAGAGCGTATCCACCATACCCACATTCGGGTTGGCTTTTCGCTTCGCGAGCCGCCCCAGAATTCCACTCCCGGACGAGCGACGATCTTTGCGGACGCCCCACTTCATACCCTTGACGCCGTGATGGGCTAGGGCAGTGGTTTCCACAGGTCCACACCTCCTTTGTAGCGACTATAGTGAACGCTAATCCTCCAAGCCAGCTCATCCAGTTGATGCTGCATGGCCGTGACGAGAAACGCGTTCTGTGGCGGGTCGAAGAGTTGCCGTACTTTCAGATAAACGAACGGTTTGATCTCCGGCGGGTTGGTTGGTCCTAGAAGCTGCGCCCAGGTCGCTTCTTGGTCTTCGACCGTGGCGCGTGTGGGGGCGCCTAGCATCTCGAGCGTGCTAAGCGCGCTGTTAATGAATATCTTCAGCTCATTATCGAAGTCGTAGTTGTTCCATTCGATGCCGAGCATAGCCTTTACATCGGCCAAAACACTCATGTAGCCTTCTTTCCCCAGAGCACAGTGTCCCCCGGCAGACGCGCGACGATAGGCTTCGGTAGTAGCCCGTCATCGCCGTAATGGATCGCTTGATGGGTCCGCATGCTCACACTTATCAGATATCTAGGGTCAAGAATCGCGGTATTACCATGCTTGAGGTCTAGCGGCTGCATTGGGTTCATATGATGAATGTAGATGCGCCCGTTGATCGGGTAATCCGGATGCCCCATGTCGAAACCGTTGTCACGCAGTATCACCGCATCGCGAACGTCTTTCCATTCACGGGACTGATAGAAGCGTTGGTTGAGCCACCGGTCTCCGCCGAACGTTCGCTCGCCAACGCCCTGGTTGATCCGAAGGTATTTGTAACGGTCGAAGTAGTCGGCGAGCGATGTAAGCTCGTCATATGTCCGCATCGTCGCCTCGATAGGCTTTCATGGCTTCGAGCGCCTCGGCATAGAGCTCTTCGAGGCGCTGGCCAGACTCGAGAGCGCTGACGCGGGCCTTTAGGAGCTCGTTCTCGTTCTCCAGACGGGTTCTTTCGAGCTCTTCACGGGCTGGATCGGCCTTCAAGAACTGAATAATCAGCTGGTTCGAGGCTGTGCCCTCTCTGAAGCGCTCTTCCGCGAGGTCATACGCCATTGCCTTGAGCTGATTTGTACGAGCAGCAGGGGTTTTGGCCGGTGGTCGGCGGCGTTTGGTTGTAGTTTGGTTCTGTTTGGTCGCCATCGGCCTCCGTTCGATTCAGTTTTCGCCTCGAGTGTCTCCAGATTTTGCCCCTTCGGGGTTGTTTCGGAGAGCGCGCGATGCAGGGTGGGGGGTTCTTTTCGAGAGGACCCCCTCCCCCACGTCATTTTTCTTTATTTTATATTATTTTTCGTTTTATTTTCTTGTATTTTCCCGTTATATTGAGTTCACAAATCTCATCGATCGCACGTTCACGTTCTTCCAAGTTCTCTTCTTCAGTCAATTCTTCTGAAGTTCTAGCAATCCGTGCTAGGTAGGCGCAGGTGTGGTACCCATTGGTGAGGTCCCACGTGTACCACTCATCGAACTCATCCATGGGGTCGTATGGGTTGTCCACGGTTGTGAGTGCAACATCATACATCAGCATAGTCAGCCCAACACCTCCTGCACAGAGGCCACAGACACACCCAGTGCAGAGGCTATGTCTGCCTGACTGTAGCCGTTGGCCGCCATGGCCCGCACTCGTGCACGCTTGGCTGTGCTTAGACCCTTACGTGTACGCGGTTGAGCGAGCTGACGAACTCGGTCCATGTTGCTGTAGTTCATCAGATCCTCGAGCATCGAGTGGCTAATGGCGCCTGCCTGCACAGCTTCCCACTCCTTGGCTGTGAACTCAACAAGACTCTGAGCCTTACTAGCCTGGAACCGTGCCCGTGCCATGGCCAGGGCCTGGTTCTTGAGGCGCTTGTATTCGTCTTTGTCCATGTCTGGGTTCGCCGCCTTCTTGGCGCGAACGACAGAGTTGGCATACAGCTGGGCCTGGCGTTCTCGGGGGGCGTTCGCAAGAGCCCGGGTGAGTTTCTCTTTGAGGCTCTTCACTTGAGGGGCGTATGCTTTCCGAGCGGTGGGGGACCAAACAGCATTGGGGGTCTTCAACATTTCAAGGCGCGCTTGATTAGCGAGAGCCTTCATATTGTTGGCGTATGCAGCGTACACCCTTTCGATGGGGGCATTTGCTGAAGACACCAGCTTGTTGGCATCGCTCACTGTCATCATGCCCGGGCGCTTTGTCAGGGCGGGGGTGTCAACCCACGAGACCTCGCCGGTCTTCTTATCGACGACCTTCTTCTTATAGGTTTGGCCGGTCTTTTCGAAGACCAACTCACCTGTTCGTTTATTAATGGGGCCGCCTCTTGCCGCTTTACGCGGCGCAATGTGGGGGCCTCGATGATCGGCGGTGGATCTTGAAATGATGGTGCCGGCTCCGCCTTCGGGCTGATACTTCTTCTTGAGAGCGGCAATCCCATTATCGATATAGGACTGTTTGTAATTGAGGCGGTGTTTATGCGCATCGATTACAACCATGCTGTGACGAACAGCTCGGGCAATCTCATCAGGACTGGCGCCCTTGATTGTCATGTCGGTGATGAGATTAGAGATCCGGCCCATTTGGTTCCCGGTATCGCCCTTTGACATGACCTTCATGCCAGGGTATTCCGGGTACATGCGTTTGGGATCGAAGTTCTTCAACCCTTTAAGCGCGGGACTGGTTCGAATACGCCCCTGGTTATTGGGTATTACGACGGCGGTATCACCGTCGAAGTCGGCCCCGGACAAACGCTCGGCCACCTTTGGGTGAATACCGACAGCGTCCTTTGACAGGATACCAATGAGCTTGCGCCCCAGTTGATAACGATTGTTCACCCTCAAGGTAGGAATCTCGAAGATGCCGCCGTGGGGGTAACGCACCAAACTAACAGTCTCGCCATGCTTGAAGTTAGGAGCGTAGATTTCGTCAGGTTTGATCTTGGGTAGCGGCAGCAAGACCTGCGTAGCCTGGCGGGGAAGGCGAGCCGCCTTCAAATGGGTAGCCGCTGAATCACACCCATCCGCATAAGACTGAAGAAGCTTCTTCTTGACGGCGGGGTTTGTAAGCGACAAAATGTCTTCGAGCTCTGCACGGCGGTTGGCCTCAGCTATTCCAAGCTGCTTCTTCGCCAAGGCGGGGGACTGCTTTGACAAGAACTGTGATGCCAGGTTGCGGCTCCACTGCCCCCATTGGCCCTCTTCGTTGACGATGTTGTGATACGACTGCTTGCGCTTACCTTCTTTATCGAGGTAATAATGCGGATGGGTCGTGGCGCCGAACGGGTTGTCCGGGTCGTCCTTCAATTCCTTGAGAGCGTCCAGTTTATTGGCTTTACGGTTCTTGTTGGTGTTGAACCGAAGATCCACACCCGGCGGCATATCGTCAGCATACATAGCCATACCTTTGAGGTAATGCTTGTCGCCGACCTTAATGCGCACCTGGGCGTAGTTGGCCGCCCCTAGAGACAGCTCAGGAACGCCTCTACGGACTTCTATGACGCCGTCACGGTCGGTGCCGCCCTCTTCTGCCCAACGGACTTGGAGGCGCTTAGGATCGAATCCACGGGGTTTGGCGCCCATGCCAAGGAAGCTGTGGCCGCCGTCATATGACACGGGGTAGACAGTTCCGATTTTCTCGGGGTTCTTGGCGAGGTCCGTGTATTTCATACCCGGTGGGCACAAAACCTTGACCGAAGTCTCTTTACCCGTGCCGAGCTGCGTTGTCTTGACGTAGTACAGCTCCCAACCTTGCTCCCGCAACGACTTGACAGCGGTGTTGAGGCGATCACGGCTGATACCCATATGGGCCTCGGCTCCGAGACCAACGTCAATGGGGCCCTTTTCTTTGACGAGCTCTTTGAGCGTACTCTCAGTCGTCTTGAGAACGGCGCTCTTCGACTTCTCGCTAGGGTTGAGGAGTGCCTTGACCTTGGTCTCGGACACCCCCATTTCTTTTGCGATGGCGCGAATTGATTTTCCGGCGTCTCTCGAACGAACCGCTCGGGACGCCAGCTCCGCGTTGTTCGCCTCATGAGCAATGGTTTTGTAAGTGCGAAGATCAGCAACAGACATCCCAAGCAGCGTTGCGATTTCGCGCTCAGACATGCCCGCCTTGCGCAACTCTTTGTTGCGTTCCAGGAAGTGCCCCTCGCTCTGGAAGGGCTCTTTGCCTGACCCCCATGGATAACGACCAGAGTGCCGCTTTGTTCCGTAGTGATACAGCTCACTCATAGTGTCCGCGTAGCCTCTCTAAATGCGCCGAGTGTTCCTCGGTAACGCTCATCAGTCTTAGAATCTCTTCCACTTCCGGGCGTTCACTGGTTATCTCGTCGTTTTGGTAGATACGGAGCTCTGCGTCGATGTTGCCAGGATGAATCCTATACTCGAGGCAGAAGAAAGCCATATAAATGCGCAGCTGGCGCATGTTGGCCGGATGGCTTCCGGTCTTCAGGTCGTGGATGCGCAGCAAACCGTCTCTGAAAGAAATAGCGTCGGCTGTGCCAAACGCCATGGGCGAGTACGCCAGGACAACTTCCGGTCGCATGCGGAACCCGATGGCGTCGTTGACATACATGTTGAACGTTTTCTTGCTCCGAGGCAGCTTGATCTTCATTTTGATCAATTTGGCGGCCAACTCGTGGAGCTCCGTGCCCCTCAGAACCGCTAGACGGCTCGTGTAGACGCTTTCAAGCTTCTCCGGGGTGTATCCCACCCACGTGCCCTTGGAGGCGCTCAGAAAGGCGTGTGCGCCCTCAAGATCGGAATGCTCGTTGAAGCGCATCCAATACCTCTTCTACGTTCTCGGGATGAACAAAAGCCGCAAATGACCATTCATTCATCATGTCGACATAATACTCTTGATTGGGCTGCCTCTTGGCCCGCGGAGAGCGCTTCAGTTCAAGCGCTGCCCAGCGGTCTTGCCAGATGACCAGGCGATCGGGAATGCCTTGGATTGCCGTGGGGTCCAACTTCAAGTAAAGGCAGCCGGGAAATATCGACTCGAGGCGTTTCTTCAGGCCTCGCTCGAAATCCCGTTCCAACACGTCAGACTCGCTTTGCCCGAATCTCATCCCGCAGATGAACCAACCAACGATGCAGCGAAACGTACCCCGCATCGTCAGCATAGGGGTTCTCGGGATCGTAAATGCCACGCTGAAGCTCTGCGAGATCCGCCTCGATATTCTGGAGCCGTCCGTTCAGTCCGGATACGCTTCGCTCTAGGTCCTGGCAGCGAAGGTTCGCATCCTGCGCGGCGTCTCGTGCCTGGGTTGCTGTGGTGAGCGTACGCGTGGTTCGGTCCGAGAAGTCTTCGCCGCCCCAATCAACGCCGTGGAAGATGTAGTCGCCGATTTCCTTGGCAGATGCCACATTTGCTCCAATCTGTTGCAGTTGCTCAATTGCCTGGACTGCCGTAAGCCAGGTTGCAGGGTTGAGGTCCGCATACCGGTCCTTGCCGTTGTTCACCAGGCCATTACGGCCTCTCTTGACAGCATCGATCTGATAGTATGACGCGCTGTCGCGGCCTTCGGAATCGATGGTTGCGTGGATGTGTGGCTCCATACCGTCACGACTGTCGCGTTCCCAGGTCGCCGAGGCGCCCCATTTTCTAAGGTGCTGGATCAGCTCTCTAATCTCGGCTGTGGTGAGATGCCAGATCTGGAAGTCCACACACCAACCGCCCGAGTGTACACCGGCAGAAGCGCGTGCAAAACCATAAGCCTGGACCACGACGACTTGAATGTCGGGATGGTCCTCTTTGAACTTGGCGTACCACAGCTTGTACCAGGGGGCTGCGACGTCGGCCTCGAGCTTCGCATCGTTGCCGGCGTAGTTTGTACCAATACTAGCTAAAGCCATATCCCTCCTAACATAAAAGAGAGGACTTGGGTTGTAAGAGTGAGAGGGGTAACAACCCAAAAGAGAGCATAGCTCTCTCCTCTCACTATAACATCTGAAAAAAAGCAGCACTTTGAGCGGCGTGACTGCTTCGAGGGGCGCCCAAACAGCGTCTAGGCCTCCAAAATTGCCAAAACCTGAGAAATTCTCAGGAAAACTTCATTTTTTGGTAAAAATTACTGCGACACGCCGTTCGGTCGTCAAAAAACCAGTTTTGAGGGGGGTAAAACTCTATATATATTTTTTTTTTTTTTTTTTTTTTTTTTACCAGGAGTTTTGAGGGGGGTAAAACTGGTTTTTTGACAACATTTGTTACCAAAACGTTATAAACTGTTAACCTTCTGTTAACCTTCGACCCGCCGACGACCTCGCAAATGCTGCCTCGGAGAAGTTTTTCTTCTCCGCAACCGCTGCTCGCACCTTCAAATCGATCGGCGCACGAGATGTCAAATAATAGTAGTACAAGTCCGTGTACTCGGTGTTCAATCGGTCAATCCGCCCCGCCGATTGCCCCATCACCTTGTACGAATAGTTCATACTCCAATACACAATCACGTTAGTCGTCGTGCAGTTCCACCCCTCGGCCCCTGCCGTGTACTGCACGAGATATGCCCAGCTCTCTCCCTCCGGCAACCGGTCGTGCTGCTGACCATTCCACTCCGCAAACTCGCGCCCATCCTCCAGCAAGATCTCCCGCAACAGGTCAAGCTCATAGTTGTAATTGTAGAAAATGATCAGCCGATCGTGCTTCGCCAAGATCGCTTCTAGCTCCGCGCGGCGAGACGGGTCTGTCGACACCAACCTCCGCAAGACTTGACACAGCTCGCTGGCTGTCTTGATCGGCGCATTCTTAAACGGGTTCCAGCGCGTCTTCCAAACTTCTTTCAACGCCATGCGATCGTGTTCAGCCACACAATACTCATGATGACGCCGTATCCCCCGCTCAAGGGGTATATCTACAAGCAGTTTCTTGCGCAGCGCTTCAAGATGCTTCACTCCCACATACCGATCGACCTGAGGGTAATTCCTGAAACGCTTGTATATGACATGCTGCGCCCTGAATTCTGTGATGTTCGCGTAGAACCCATTGGCGATGAACACCGGCGCATAGTCCAGCCAAGTATCCCCAGGCGTAGCACTCAGCAAGATCCACTGATTGGCCTTTGCAATCTTGTAGAAGGCCTTCACCCAGGCTCCGGATCCCACAAGACGCTGTTCATCAAGGATGAAGAACGCCCCTTTCAAGGCCTCATACTTCTTGATGTTGTTCCAGCTGTCGACCGTGACTTCACACGCCCCCTCTGACCCCTCTGAGAGGCCAAATATGGCCATCTCCCGGCTCCATTCGAGCGTGTCCCTCTTTCTGGCTGTGGTTAGTATTACGAGGCGCTTAGAATTGCGCATAGGCTCAAGTATTTCCCCGGTCTCAAAGTCGATCTTTCCGCCCCCGATGGAGCAAAAGAAAAAGGCCAGGGATGTTCTCGACTTCCCCGTCCCGACCCCACCACAAAGGATGGAGCCAGGGCGGAGAGAGCCGAGTGCTTCTACTTGGCCCCTGTAAAGTTTACAAGGCACCGTCTTCTTCCAGTTCGGCTACGAGCGCGTCCAGGATGCCCCGGTAGCGCTGTATGTCCTCACGTGTCGGGCTCAATGATCCAACTCCTTCTCTCAATGATCTCTTGAATTGTTCGGAGATGACGGGGATAATTCACAGGGTGGTCCTCTTCGAACTCTGCGACCTGTTTGTCATACTCGGGCGCACCCCCGCCGCTCAGTAGCGACTGAACAATCCAGCCCGCGTCATCATGATCGGGGTTTTGCTCGACCCGCCAAGCAAGACGAACGTACGCTTTGAGTCGCTCCACATCCTCACGAGTCACGAGCTTTGGCGGATGAAGCAGAAAGTCGGTGACCGTATCCCAGGCGTCATTCACAGCGTTGGTGCAGCCACGACACGTATTACTCATCTGTCTCCGCCTTCTTCTCGATCATGGTGAGCAGCGCTTGAATATCCCCAGGGTATTCGATGGGAAGGTCCTCGTACAGTCCCCGCGTTTCGTGACTGTCGAGCATCTTCTCGAGAATCCGCCCCGCCAAAGTGTGTCCCTCCGCGAGATCAATGCGATGCCCGAGCCGAACGTACGCTTGCAAGTAGTTGGCCCTATTTTGAGGGATGGGGTCTTTTGTGCTCACCAGCCACTTGTAGACCTGCTTTGCAGCCTCGGTCCGGGCCTCAATGCAGAACGGGCACTGCTTGCTCATCCCCGAACCTCCTCGTAATCCGCGTACTTGCTCGACAGCCCTTCAACCGCTGTGTAATAGATCTCGTCCAGGTAGGCTGTAATACCCACGTTGCCGTTGATGTCCCAGACATACGGCCTCACGATGAGATCGATGTTGACCGGCGCAAGACGGTCCAGGATACCTATGGTCCGCCCGTCCAGCGCGAGTTTCCTACGCCCTTGGACCAAATATGCGATTGGATCTTGGCCTCGCTCATCCCCGGATTCCTTGAACTTGACCTTGACTGTAAGCTGGGCTTCGTCAGGATCTTCCGGATGCCGCCCGGGCTTCCATTTGACGTTCCAGCCTTCACTGGCGAGCTGCTGCGCCAACTCATCTGGCAGACACAGTACAAAGTTACGCTGACCAGCGGGGTTGTACTGTCGCTGTTCGCCTGTGAAATTTTTGAATTTGATGACCGCGCCCTCCAGAATGATTGGGTCAGGGCGTTTGCGCTGGTCTGTCATTTCTTACTCCTTTTCTCAATGAAACGTCGCACGTCTTCGTCGATACTGCGCGGATGTTTGGGGCCCATGAATAGGGCTCGTATCATGTCCTCCGAAATATCGGGAAAGCGGGGCTTATTAGCTTTCGGCTCATGCATCGTCATCCGCCACCGGCAGCGACGCGATTGCCATGTCAAGCAGGGTCTTAGAGTACACGCCCTCGCCCAGGATGACCCTATCCAAGGCGAAACCGAGACGCGCGGCAAAGTCCGCAGCACAACTGTAGTCTCGGTAAGACTTGGCCTCTTGAAGCATCCTCTCGGTGGTAGGCTGCCATTGGCGCAGTTCTGACAAAACAGGCCAGTCCAGATTTGAGTCGCCGACAATCGCCAGCGCCTGGCTGAGGTATTCGACGCGCGCCTTGGCGAGCTTACGCCAATGCTTCTTCTTCAAGCGACCCCGCCATGCTATCAACTGCTGAATGTAGAACAGATTCGCCCAAGCACGGTGTTTACCATCCGGCGTGCAGTTCGCAATAAGCTCACAGCTCGCGCTAAGAATCTCAGATGCCATGCTGTAGTTCCCTCGACCTGCAAAGTGCCGGGCTTTCTCAATGACGCGGATCTCATTCTCCAGTAGAAAGTTCACGGAGTCTTCACAGCCCTCCACCCGCGGTGGATTCGCGCGGAAGTTTTGCATCATCTGTGGGAAGGCTTCAGTGTACTCGGCGTATGTTTCTTTGTTCGACATTATGTTTCTCCTTAATCTACCGATTCTTCGAGTGTTTCACGTAGCGCCTGGAGGGTCCAGCACGCTGCATCGCTGTTGCCTTCTAGCAATCCATCAGCTGTAGCCCCTGCGTATTTCAGCAGTTTAGCAGCGTATCGCAGCTGCTCGTCGGTTTCGGCAGCGTGCGCAATCTCACGGATGCGAGTCCAGTGGCCTAGAACAGCATCCATCAAGCAGTTGGGCCTATCAAAGTGGCGTTCTGCGAGGATGGTGCCCACACTCGCGAAATAATACAGGCGCGCCTCCACAAGCCGTGTCAGATGCTGACTCATTCGCTCGCCGACGCGTCCATAAGCCCTTTGAGCTGCTTGTCGAATCGGTGCGAAAATCTCGAGCCCCACCCTTCGGGCTTCGCCCCGCTCTTGACACCCTCGATCATCGACGCAGCTTCGTCGTGATTTCCTGCGAGAAGCGCCTCCGCCGCCTTGTATAGGGCGAAGAGGTTCCCAATCGCCCAACGAACACGCGTCTCGCCTCGGTCGAGCGAGAGAGGAATGTTCTTGTCTTCTGGTTCAATCTCAGCCCGGTGGTACGGGTGGATCAGCGAGGCAAGGGCCAGAAGATCGCACGACAGGTCGCAGAACTCTTTGCGCTTGCTTGGCTCGTCCCCGTATTTGGACATATCGCGAGCCTGGTAGTGCAACCGCACACCCACCCGGTCGAAGTACTCCAGCCGCAGTGCTACGATCGCGCGTTCCTTGCGTGTCGCGTTCGGCAACGCCTCTTTGAGGAATTCTTCCGCGAGCATTGCTCGCTCAAGTTCGATCAGCTTAACGCCCATTGGTGTTCCTTTCTGTTGCGTTGTTGGCCCGTTCTGGTCCAAGATTTGTGATGGCATCTTGGCCAAAGTGCGCCATCAGATTTTCATCGACGTAGCCTATTGGTTTTAGATCACAGCGCCATTTCCCACGATGAGTATCGCGGTTGAACTCAAACTTTTCGTTTGTGGGTTCCCGTTCGACGCTGCGGGGCAGCATTCGGGCGACAGCCTTGACGAGCTCGACCACGCTCTCTTCAGGATCGTACAACTCAAAGACCTCGTCATTCGTCCCCGGTCTCGAATAGCGTAGAACCGTCGGGGAACTTCTCGATAGTAGTGCGCGCTTTGTCGCACAAGGCTCTGTAATACGTATAGTCGATCGGGCCATTCAGACCCACCTCCTTCATAGTCTCCGCCTCTACGAAACGGTAACCCTTCGTGCCTCCGAGGGCTGAGTATTTTCCATCTTTTTCACGCCACAGCGTCCCACCCCCCTCTGTGACGGGGATGAATGCGCCAGACCTGCCGATGTAACGGCGGTCGGGTTCCTCTTCTGTTCCTGTGTCCATCCAGATCGAGGTGGTCACTGTCTTTTTCAGAATCAGATCCTCGAACTGGAGCGGCTCTTTACTGAAGAGCGTCTTGAAGACGTACGGCTCTGCAAATTGGGCGCCGGTTGCGTGCCACTTGCCCTCGTAATCCTGGGCGATGTAGACGGCGTCGTTCACAAGACAGAGTTTCTTGTAACGATCCTCCACCTCAAACTCATAGCCGTACTTGCGCCCGAACTCAAATATGAAGTCCCGTGTCTCCTGCGTCGGCCTGGCGACCTTGATGGAGTCCGTCTTGACGTGCAAGACGTGCACTCCGCGCTCTTCGAGAGCCTTCACAAGATCCACCATGAACAACGCCCCGCGCTTGGCGACGATGTTGTCCTTGTTCCTGGGATCTCGGAACGGGTTCTCGAAGTGCGCCGCCGTCAAACCATATACGATATTGATAATGATCTTCAACGCGTACGCGAGGTCGTCGAGCTCTTCGGGTGTGCCATCCAGGAACGGCGTAAGGGCGCCGTTTAGCATCCCACGTGCCTTCTGGAGGTCGCCATGCTTGATAGCAAGACGAGCCTCTTTGATCGCGGTGTAGTTCTTCGTGTACGGGCCAAAGAGGTTCAACCTCTCAATCGATGTTGGATGCATCGACGCGACATCGAACACCTCCACGTCGAAATATACGCCCGGATCGGCCAGCACGAGACCGCCCTCGCCTGTGGTAATTCCGCGGTACGTGCTCTTCCCGAACGAGTACTTATAGCCCGGGAACTCTTTGGAGAGATCCGTGTAGACGAACTTGCTAACCGCGTCCCTATCCCCCTCGAAGAGAATCTTTGCCGCATGCTTGGCCGTCGGATCGTTCACCGACAGACCCGACAGCGCCGCGAGAATCTTGCGCGCCTTGAAGTCAGCGGCCCGGGTGTGGAACACGGCTTTGGTTGCCTTGACGTCATTGACACAATACGACGCCACCTTCGCCCACAGCTCCTCTGGAACAGGCTCGTCCCAGGGCAGCCCTAGTTCAAGGTGGTGAATACCAAGGTCCAACTCGAACCGTTTGAGAGACTGCTTGACGCTGCTGAAGTCGTAAATATCGCTGTACGAGAGGTTATATGCCTCCCGGAAGTATCCCGACCGCTCGTTAGAAACGATACGCTGCGACAATCGGTATAGTCGCTCGTTATCATACCCCAAATATCGAGCATAAAGAACATGATTATCGTACTTCCGGTTGTTGAAGCCAATCAGCTTCATACGAAGCAGGGGCTCTATTTCCTGCGGCGATGGATTGATCATCTGAACCGTCTGGTCCGAGTCTTCTCGTTCCCAGCAAACGATGAAGAGGTTTGGGAAAACCTCCACATCAAAGAACACTATTGGATCCGCGCCATCAGTGTTGGGCGGCTCTTCGTGCTCGGATCTGTATGGAAACCCCATCGCGCGCTGCATACAATCATGCGCGTGGTGGGTCGACGAAGCGGCCAAAGATATGACTGCCGGCTCGAGATCGCTGAGGTCGTACTCGATACCGGAGGCGTGCGCTTCGGTCAAGAGCTTCTCGATAAAATCAATCGAAGGCTTCGTCGCGGAATGCACTTCTTTACGAAGCGCCTTTTCCACCGAGGTTCTCAATGTTCGCTCGGTGGTCACGATGTTGTCACGTATCACACGCTGTTTCCTTTCTGGTAATCCGCTACTAATAGGTGAGATCGGTAGCCCGTTCGAGAATGTAAAGCGCCTGCGAAGAGACGCCTTGCCTGTGAAGACCTTGATCTCGATGCCGGGCGCGTAATCCCGACTCAGCTTGCTGACATCGCCGTGATAGATGTAATGCAGATGAACCCCGTTGCCGCCTTGAGAGAACTCGGCGTAAGTGGTCGGCCACTCAGCAGCAGCTTCGAGGTTCATTTCGCGGCTTTTCTCGCCTGTCTCGTCACGGAGGTCGAAGTCAATGACGATGTGGTTGTCGGGAGGTATGAGGTAGTGCAACTGTCGCTCGTCCAGGTCAACGAGCTTGGTCGTTACCTCATCCCATCTCCGAGCGGGGGTTCCAGCGCTGCTGGCATACTGCGCTGGCGCCAAACCACAAATATCACTCAGCCCCGATCTACGAGAATCCAACACGAGCCGGGATCGGGAAGCCACGTTGGGCTTAGCTCGCTCGAGTTTTTCCAGCTTAAAGTCCACATATACGCTGCGTCGGTTGTCGCCGCGCTCGATGCCTCGTTCTCGGTATTCGTCGAAGTACTCCTTGAGTTCTTCTTGGAATCGATACCGAGGCATCTTGAACTGCAACCCGGTTTCATCTACGTACTCCTTGTACCAATCGTAGGCCTGCTTGAGTGAAACACCGTCCTCGGCTCCAACAAACTGGTCAGAATATGACCGGACGAAGTCGAAGAACGGGTCGGTCTGCTCAATCATGGCCATGGGGACGTACTCGGAGTAGTAGTCCTTACCGAGACGTCGGTAGACCTCGAGGCAGTGTGCTGCAATAGCACCAAGCTCGAACGGTAGACGCGCCACCGCCTGGTGATACTCGGCGACGGACAGACGCCTACCAGTCGGATGAACATCGATCAGGCGGCGGATGATACCCGACTTGGCATCCGTGATCTTGACGGGGCGGTTCGTCCCCATGAACAAGAACGCACGAAGGCGAATGTCACGAGGAGCTTTGTACTTCTCGTTGAGCGACATGATGTCGTGCCCCACTATCGAGTTCAACTTGGTGTTGTCCTCGATGCGGCTTAAATCCCCGTCGTGTTGAATCCCCACGAGAGGGTTGTTCTTGAACACCTCCGCCGCGAATGCGTTACCGTTCGCACCGAGCGCCTTGGCCTCGAAAGTTGTGGTGTAGCCTTCGAACAGTTGTTCAATGAGGCCTATGATCGTCGACTTACCAGTGCCGGCTTGGCCGTAGAATACCAGGAATTTCTGGATCTCCCGGGCCTCGCCAGCAAGGATGGCCCCGATTGCCCACTCGAACTTCTCGCGCTCCTCGGGCAAATACAGCTTCTGTACCAGCGTGTCGTAGCTTGCTGTCTCGCCAGGTTCAACGGAGTAGGGGAGCGCCCGTGTCGCGAACTTGGAACGCTCCCGCTTGTCCGATGCCCACGTGAGCTCCCCGTCAAGGTCGTGGAAGTTGTCTGGCAGACTCGACAAATATCGCCGCCAACCACTCCACGCCTGGGACGAGAAGTTCTGTAGTGAGTGCACGGTGACCGGAACCTCCTCAGGGAGGTCCAGGCTGTCACGGTACGCCCACAGCTCCGCATCAATGAGTTCTCGTGCACGGTACTCGTCCGTGGACCAGAAGCCCGCGTCTGGGTCCCAGATCGCGAAGAACTCCTTGCCCCGGACCATGAGGTCCTGGCTTGGGAGAACAGAGAACGACGGTAAGATCTCGACAATTGTTTGCCGCTCTCCGCCGACGTTCTTCTGTTTCTCTCTGTGACAGACCTTGAAGAAGTCCATGGTTCCTCCTAAATCAGGTCTGTCCTATTGAGAATATAGCCGCCGAGCTGGTCCCATAGCGGACACGCCGTTTGGCTCGCAAGAAAGAATGAGGTTGTCCCGGCCACAGCATCGTCCAGCCGTTTCCGGGCGTCCTCGTATACAATCGGCCAGTCCTCGTCTGAGAACTCAGCCAGTCCTACATTATCGAGGAACTCCCAGAACCAGCCGGCAAGGGGTTGCTCCGCGTCGGTACCTGACGCCCAGAATTCCGCTTGCTCAGCCAGTTCCAGGAGAACCTCCAGCCACGTTGGCTCCCGCCAATGCGCTGTAACCCCGTGCTCTTCCGCCGCGCGGTAACGAATCTCATCAACGGCGTCCCGTCGATTCTCATCGTCTGCACAACACGGAACGAACTCCTCATGGGCGAGCAGATCGATCAAACACCGCCTACTGCGGCAAGGATTAAGGTCGCCCGGGTCAGCGACCTTACCATATAGCCAGTCGAAATAGGACTGGTCCCCCACGCGCCTCATTCGCCCAGGACGTACTCCTTATAGGAGTAAGGCACGGCCTGGACCTCGTAATCCACTCCTACGTCCAGATTGCGGATGTAGAGGTAGTCGTCCGGGTCCATCGACCTGTAACCGGTCCCAATGAGTGAGTCAGCCTCTGGAACAAGGTCCTCAGAGACGGTCGCGATGGTTTTGTCGAGAGTGTAATAGAGAAGGGTTTCGGTCTCGGGCTGGGGGTTGTCGATGAATTCCCGTTCCGAGATTTCGAAGACGCCTCTTCCGGTGGGAGAAACGGTAACATCAGCCTCCGGTTCAACCGTGTCATAACTTTTTCGGGCTTCAGCTTCTTCGTTGGTTTCCGCCACGTCCTTCACCTCCTCCCTTTGGGGCTCCCCGTTCACGGGGGCGGCAGAAGCTTCTTCGTGAAGCTCCTTGTAGCGGCGCTTGAAGGCTGCGACCTCCTCGGCCACGCGCCCCTCAAATGCGTCTTCATCCTTCGGTCGGGTGATAATACCAATGGCAACGCCAGTAGCCACACCCGCCACGAAGGCGAGAATATGAGTCCACACAGGGGTTCTCCCTCAGTATAGGTGTCAAAGGGCGGGGATGAGGTCGTAGATAACCCCATCAACATTGAAATCCAGCACGACGCGATCGTCGTCGCCAGCCAGGAATGCGCGAGCCGATGGTGACTCGTTCTCAAACACGCCGAAGCTGATTACACCGTCACCCGGAACACGCCCGAGCTCAGCTGCGAGTTTCGCCATCTTGGGCTTCTCGTAGTCCTTGATCCACCCGACGAGGGCTGCGTCCTTGGACATGGGCAGCCCAAGGGCCTTGTAGACATCGTTCAGAAACACGACACCCCGAGCGTCTAGCTCCCGATTGAAGTGGTTCTCCAGGCTTCGGAGTGTGAGGAACTGAATGTCCCTGTTCGCGCACCACTCCATTGCGTTTTCATCCCAGAGACGAGAATATGGCGAAGCGGCCATCCACTCGCCACTTGAGGGAACGAGATGGTACGTCACGAGGCTTTCTTTGGTTCCGTCCTCGTGCTTGAGTTTCGTTTTGCGGCCAATGACTTCGTGCGCGAACTCCGAGTCCACGTCGTCGCCCAGCTTCTCGCGAACCCGCTGGCGGTAGCGATCCAGAGCAGCCTGTGCGGTCGCAGCCGCAGAGGTGACCGCTGCGAGCCTACCGCGGAGGATACCGGTGCCCGCCAGGACCGACACCACAGATGCTGCGCCAACAGCGATCGAGGGGCCGTAGATCTGAGTGAATGACCAGACGCCCTTGCCGATGACCTGGGCGTAGTCCCGGACCTTGTCTTCGCGGGAGTACTCGGGCGATCCTTCGGCCTTCTTGATCACCTCGAGGTCGTGGAGGACCTCAGCCTTGGCTGCGTTGTGCCACCGGACACCTCGCCGAACAGCCGCAACAGCCGCTCCGACGAGCCCCACAACCCCTGCTCCAATAAGGAGCTCGGGGCTGCGGAACTTTACTTTCTGAATGAGGTTGCTGCTGAACTTGGCAGCGGAGGAGAATATACTCATGAGTTTTTGCTTTCTTGAATAAGCCAGTTGAACTGTTTGTGGCCTGGAGACATCCAGAACCCTCGGTGGTAAGTAACGTCCATACCTTTGAGCACGCGGAACGCAGCGAGAACTGTGCCCCCCGCGAAGCCCCAGTAAGCCCAATCGGTATTCCAAGGAGTGACGAGCCCGTCGCCTCGGAACACGCTAAGCGTGACGCCGCGCCCGATCACCTTAAGATCTCGCTGACCAGCGAGCCTGGCGTCGAGGAAGTCTTGGACCACGTCCTCAAGGCGGGATGCTGCCAGCAGTGCCGCAGTCATGTCGCTCATCGGGCCTCTTTCCAGACCGTAATTACGGTCATTGCCGGCAGCTCGGTGACCTGCACGGCCCCTCCGCGGACAATAGTCTCACGACCCGCGGGGTAGTTGCGCACGGCTACAGTCGTCTCGCCAACGGTTGGGGTTTCGAACGTGCCCGATTCATTGGTCATCGACTCTGCACGTTTCGGCGGAGTGAGGGTCGCTTTCGAAGGACGCAAGCGCGTGATAGTGATGCGCCACGGCTCACGCTTCCAGAAGCAATCCTTGTAGCTGGTCTCGCCCGTCTTTTGCTCGTAGTCATCCATGCTCGTTCGAAGCTCCTCGGCCTCATCAAGCGGGAGCGCTTCGTTTACGTACACGGGATTGCGGTTCTCCCATGGTTCGAGCCGCACCTCGATGTCCGCGCTCACGTACCGAGTGGGTTTGCGAGTCCTATCGAGAATCTTGAGCCCGAGTTCATTGGTGATCGGGCAGGGCTTGTCGATCTGATCTTGCTGCCAAGTGGTCATTTTTAGGTCCTTTCTGAATATGTTCGTATTGGTCAGTTTTTGCGCGACAGGAACCAGTCTCGCCGGTAAGTCTTATTGATCCAGTGATACCCGTAATCAGGTACCGCCATGGCATAGTGCGCCAAGTCTTTCAGGCTTTCAATGAGCTCAGCCCAATCCGGCCCCAGTTGCTGGGCATCGAGTGCGAGAGCCTCAGTCGAGCCCTCGGAGACGACGACTTGGAGAACAATACCATCACCCTCGACGCAGAGGTTGGCGAACGGGTAGCGCTCAATGATCGCGCCGAGTGCCTTGTCGCGGGCCTTGAGAATCTGTATTTCTTCCATCTGGTTGGTCGCCATGTTAGGCACTTTCTTTGAACTTCTTGATACGGATAACAATATCATCCGACGATTCGATAGTGGTGATAGACGTCGCCCAGACCATCTCCAGGCGATGCTTGGCGTACTCTCGATCGGCCTCGATCATGCCGAGGGCGTCGGGCTCATATGTATCAGCAGTCACACCACACCCCCTCGCGCTGAATGCGCTCAAGATCAACGGTGAAGATCTCACCGTCCTCGCGCTGAATAGCGCGTTCCCATCCCTCAGCCCCGATGATAACTTGCAGGACAGTCAGCGCGTAGACAAGATCCTCCCAGTTGGGGGGAGGCTCCAACGCGTACCCCTTGGGCTCGCCATGCCTGGTTTGAATCGATAGGCGGACGTCGTTGAACTGGTAAAGTGCTGGACCGGTTGTTATCTCCAGCACTTTACAGACCTCGTTAAAGAGCAGTTCCTGTGCCTCTGCCGCGTTCACAAATTTGAATTGTCGTTTGCTCATTCTATCTCCTCGGGTCAATTGAAACAGGTCTGGGCAAGTCGAGAATATAACCGGCCCGAGTTCGGCGAATAGCAGCGCCTCCAAGACGCTCCCATCCCCAGTCGTTGTCGGGATAATCGGTGGATATCCCGGCCAGGTCGTAGAAGTCCGCGACAGTCGCGGAGCCATAGGTGTCAATCAAATCCATAAGCCGCTCGAGTACCAAGTCAGCTTCAGCTCGGTCATTAAACACAACCTCGTCGAAGTTGTGTTGCGATTTGACGCGGGGCGAGAGTTCCCGTCGAGGGTCTCGAACCGAACCGTCGGTACGGGGGCGAGAATATGCGCCGTAGTCAGTGCGGCCGTACGACGAACCTCGCCCAACGGGATAGCCTCGACCGTCACCGTACAATGCTCGGTTGAACATTGCTGCCGCAGCGTCTTTAATCATTGGCACGACGACGTCGTACACCGCGTACTCGAATAGCGCCCGCCCTGTCTCTGCAACAAGGGCGCTCTTCAGCCGACTACCGCGCTTCTCGGCAAGGCGAGCTTGGGCGACGGGCGTGACCTGTCTGGGTTGTTTACTGTTTCTCGAGTTAGGCTGTGGCATATCAGCAAGCGCCACGGTACAGCCTCCATTCAAAATTGTCTTCGGCTCCTCCGAGCCCGTCAAATCCCTCCTGTTTCACCAGCCAGGAGACAAGATCGCGGATCCGAAGGCCCAACAGCGGCCAGTCGGTGAGCGTGTTGACTGGCTGGTTGACGATACCGATAGGATTGATCTCAAGCACCCACGGTCCGTCGAAATGTATGATCACCGGCCCATTAGGCTGCTTGGTGTGTATCTCTTCGCACCACTGGTGAAGCACTCGTTCTGGGCGCTTGAAGCCTCTCTTACTCATCGCTCAGTGAGAAGTAGCACGAAGAAAATTACCAAAGTCACGAGAGTAGCCACCCCGAATACGCACATGAAGTCGTAGAAACCCATGATTACCTTTCTGAGAGAACGAAAACCCTACCACTAGGGTAGGGTAGTAGAAGGGTCAGCGGAACAACTTAGGTACAAAGCTGAACGCTTTTGAGAGCTGAGGGGCGACATGCTCCGCAGTCACGATCACGATCACAGTCCCGACACTGGCGATAGCGCCCAGAATTGCGTCTTTCGACAGTGGCCGTTTCGCGGGAGCGACACGCTCCTTGGTCGCGGCCAGCCGGTCGAGGTCCATTATCATCTGGTGGTACGCCTCGTAGCCGAGACCGTCTTCGGTCATGCTGCGCATGTGGGCATTAATCAGATCGTCGATCGTTACAGCTTCGGTTGAAGTTTCCATTTCTTTCCTTTCTGTCATTATAGGAACTGTATATAAACATCATTCCCAAAGTATGATACCGATTTGGATCGCAACACAGACGGACAGCACGACAATCAGGAGAATCTCTGTTGGAGACCTGATTACCTTTCTGAGAGAACGAAAACCCTACCACTAGGGCAGGGCTGTAGAAGGGTCAGGGGTTGAGTCGAATTGCAGAGCGACGGGTGGCCGAGGCCGCAGCCCAAGAGGCTAGCATAGCCGCCGCCGCTACAACCAAGGTGCGCATAGGCGAGAGTTCGCGCGTTTCTTTGTCGATAAGCGCGCGTGCACTCATGCACGCAACGGTTGCGCCGACTGCGGCCGCAACGGTCTCAACGGCGATGGACTCAGCCAAGGGCCGCTCTGCGTAAAGTTCGAAATTCACAACATTCCTTTCTGTCATTATAGGAACTGAATATATCACGCAGTCAGCTTGGCTGCCTCGGTCATCACCCCTGCGGGGAGAAGCCCAGCCGTGAACTTCTCGATCTCGTCGGGGTGCTCAAGGAGATCCGCCAGGACCGCGTCCAGAGCTCCAGAGAACACGAAATCGTCGGCGATCTCAGAATTCTTGACAAAGCGCGCGCCCGCGCGCTCCCCCACTGCGCGGTGAAGGACACGCCCAACCATCTCGAAGAGATCGGTAAGGTCGTCCTCGATATCAAGTTTGCTGACGCGCTCGAGGTCCTTCTGGAGCTGACCGCCAGACTCTTTCACCCAGGATATGACTTCTGACCTGGTCAGATGGAAATAGTAGGTGCGCTTTTCGGGGCCGTCGAATCCATCGACAGTGACTTCTTTCTTGATCATTTTGAACTCCTTTACAACGTGGCCGTGAAGAAATAAAACACCATTCTGTTCGTATCCGGGTTAGTAAAACCCTACCACTAGGGTAGGGTGAGAAGAGGTCAGAGGAGAGCCTCCGAGACCTCGTCACGGACGCGAGCGATACGTCGACGCAGCCTCGCAGCTTCTCCGGAGGCGCGAACCAACAGCAGCTCATTGAACGCGTCGAGCGCGTCCAGATGACTGTACATGTAGCGGTTCGGCGCCAGCCGTTCAAGGCCGTCGAGGAAGGTGTCGATGAAGTCGATGGTCCGGAAGGTCAAGTGAGTTTCAACCATTATAGTTTCCTTTCTGTCATTATAATGTCAGAAAATAAAACCCTACCACTAGGGTAGGGCGTGACGGAGGGGCGTCAGAGATTCACTCGTCAGTAGCCTCGGCGAGTTCCGCAAGGGGTTCTGCGCACTCAACTTCTGCGCGATCCTCGTACCAGCGTGCGATCACGTCGCAGGCGATCATTACGCTGGAGCCGATGACCATACCAGTGATGATCGGGTGGGCCGAAACCCAGTCACGAAGTTTCGCGAGAGGCTTGACGTAGTTCTTTTCAGACATGTTATTCCTTTCTGTCATTATATGCACTGTAATTATAACTCACCGCATTATGCGGTACCATGTGGACAGCTCGCGGGCTTGAAGAGTGTGATGGCGTAGACTGGTCTTGGCGCTTTCTTTTCGAACGTCTGGTAGCTCGTCGAACATTGCTCGCATTGCCCGGAGCTGGGTCCTGGCATTGGCCAAGCACGAAGCCGCACGTGGGAGATGGAGCTCTTTCCAATTCGCCTCGCCTTCGATGCGGCGAAGGTCTCGCGCATAGTACTCTATGTGCTTGGCCGCGCCCAGGTAGTACATGACCAGAGCCTCTCGCTGGCCGTATTCATATTCCGGAGTGGTATCAGTAAACTCGGTCATACGTGTGCACTGGTCCCTTCTCGTAGTCCAGTATAATGTAAGGCCGCCCGTCGCCAGTCAGGTCGGCGGAGAAACAGGGCTCGACGAGATGGTCACTGTTCCAACCGACGTCGTCGCCGTAACGAGTGCGTTCGAGACCGAGCAGGTCATACAAGTCGTTGATTGACCCGTAAAGTGAGTTGTTGATCTGCGCATTTAGCGTGTTGATTGCGGCCCGAATGTCTTCCATCGACGCGATGAAATATCGCCCGGAGTAGGCCTCGAAGCAGAGCTGCGTGCCCTCAGCGAGGTCGTCCGCGACAGGCGGTGCGATTTGCGTCTCAGCCACAGGTCGAGATGTAGCGTTCTGAATCTCTTCGCGCTGCTGCGGCGACACAGTGTCCTTTACGGCAGTCTTGAGGCGGTCCAGCTGTGTTTCAGCCACGGCGGTGGCAGCAGCCACAGACGCGATTCGCCGCCCGAGTACACCGTGGAGGCCAATAATCGACGCTCCGGTTACCGCGGCGACAGAAATCGCCGGAATGAACTCCTTCCAGACCAGGGCGATCTTCCGGCGGAAGGGCGCCTCGCGACCCCCATTGCGGATCAGGATGTCCTGGGCTTTAAGTGCCCCTTTGGCCGTGAAGAAAGCCGTCAAACCAACCCCCACCAGGGCTGAAGATGTGAGAATATACGGCGTGGCTGTGCGCAAGAGTTTGTGCCAATCAGTCATATCGGCATCCGCCTTTCGATGTAGTCGATAATTTCAGGTAGATCAGACTCGAAGTCGTTGAAGCAGGACATCATGCCGAATGGCGGCCCGGACAGCATCATCGTTTTGTCTCCGACCCAGAAGCGATTAACCATTCGGGAGCAAACAAACCACATCAATCCATCGAAGTCTACGGAGTCCTTCATAAGCCGCTCCTCGATGAACTTCTCGCCGCAGCCTCGCGCCTTAAGCCGCTCGCGAGTGGTCTCGCCCATCGTCATGAGCATCAACACATTTTCAAACTCGTCGAGCGCTCTCCTTGCGGAGAGCGGGTCGCCAATCATGACGTAGCGCTTGTCTGGTCGGAACTCGAGGTCTTTCCGCCAGAATGCATAGCGCCAAAGGTCATCATGGGTGACGTAGTCGCGAATATAATCCAACTCGCCAGCCTGCTCCATGCCATAGAACGCTATCGGGGTAACCCAGCCTTTGTACTCATCGCGCTCGCCGGGACGCGGGGGACGCGTTGTTATACTGCGTATCCACGTAAACCCACGCTCCTCAAGCTTGCGGGCCAGTGTGGTTTTGCCAGTGCACGTACCCCCGATGAGATATAGTACGTTGCCGATTTTCGCGCTCAATCGAATACCACTTCCCGTTCAATGAAATCAATGATTTGCGATCGGTCCAAGTAGGTGTCATTCCGGCATACTGCGAAACGATACCTTATCTGTGATGTCGCGGTCGGTCCATCTGTTCGCCAATCGGTCAGCATGGCGTCCTCACGGGCGCACTCGGCGAAGTCGTTCAGCTCAGCCATCTCTTTGGCCAGGAGGCGGTCAATATGATCCGCGTCGTATCCCCGCGTGGAAAGACGTTTGCGGACGTTCAGCGGGTGGGCCCAGAGCAGCACCACCAGCAGGCCCTCATCCAGGGCGGCCCTCGCAAATTGGGGCGCTCCGGTGATGACATGGCGCTCGAACGGATCGAGGTATGTCGGCCGCGATACTGCTCCACGGATCCAGTTGAATCCTCGCTTTTCAAGCGAGCGGGCGAGAGACGTTTTTCCAGAGCCGGAGGCGCCAACGAGATACAAGACGTTTTTGTTCATTGTGTTAAACCTTTCTGGCAGAATATGGTCAGAGAACCTTGAGGGTCACCCTGTCGCCCGGCGAAGCGGGAGCGTCGAGGTTGAGCTGAGCGTCTGCGCCGCCGAAACGGACCGTGCCATTGACATCGATATCCTTGGCCTTGTAGTCAGCCTTGGACAACCCGAGAAGTACGCCCAGGAAAGTGCAGATCGCGGTGACAGACATGGCCACCTCGCCGGAGAAGCCCCAGCTCCAGACCGCCGCGAGGGCGCTGTAGAGAGTGGCCGTTGCGGGAAGGCCGATGAGCGTACACCACTTGAGCGTATCGTAGAGCCCGGAAGGGAGCCAGGCCTTGGGCTGAGTACGAGCGGCTTCGACAGCTGCTGAAAGCTGTTCGGCCCAGGCGTGGTTGGGTTCAGTCATGTTGTTCCTTTCGTTAACGAAAACCCTACCACTAGGGTAGGGCGTGAGAAGGGTCAGGAGCGTAGGAGCTCCACCCCCAATGCAATCGTACACGCAGTTCCGACTGCGCCGCCGCCAAGAGCGAACCAGTCGCCGACCATAGCGGCCGCGACCAACAGGCTCACCAGGATGACGGTAAACAATGTGAACATAATTGCGATGAAGATTTTGAGGGGGTCAAGAATCATACTCTTTTCCTTTCTGTCACTATAGGCCGTGCAAATAAAACCCTACCACTAGGGTAGGGCGGGAGAGGATCAGGAATTGCGGAAATCCCGCCACGCTCGAACAGGCCACCGATGCGTGAGCATGCGGCACGAAAGGCTGAACCAGAGTGCGGCCATTGCCCAAGAGAAGGGCGAGACCACGATGACGCAGCCAACGAACCACAGCGCGAAGACGATGCCAAAAGCGATGCGGAGGGGATTCTTAGTAAACATTTTTAGTTCCTTTCTGTCATTATAATGTCAGAAAATAAAACCCTACCACTAGGGTAGG